AGCATCTTGATTCTATGGTGATAGGTCAAGGCCATACCATTATGGCTGGGTATATCCCAGAAGCAGTGGGAGCCCAGACTTTCTCAGAGAATTATTACAAATGGAAAAATCCTACACCGGATTCCATTGCTCAATTTGGGTTTTGGGGAGGGGATATAGATTATAATACTTACTATCCCAACCTAGACAAATCGGAACTAACTCCTAAGGACGAAGAGTTTATCGAACCAATGTTCAGATTACTTTCGGAAACGATTGTATCTAAGAATTGGAACCCGACAGACTTTGGTCAGAATGGAGTACTAAAGGCTTCTATGAAGATGTTGCTTGGTCAAACAGTAAACTGTGACCATGAAACCAACATCGGTAATGCTATTGGTGCTGTATCACAAGTAATGTGGCAGGAATCCTATAAAGACGGTAGCTTTACTATACCCGCTGGTATCAACGGTATTCTGAAAATCGATGGTAAGGCAAACCCAAGAATTGCTAGAGGCATCCTTATGGAACCTCCTTCAATTCATAGTAATTCAGTTACTGTACAATTTAAGTGGGATAAATCCCATCCCCAAATGGGAGATAACGAATTTTATCAGAAACTGGGTACTTATGACTCTAAGGGAGTTATGGTACGTAGAATTGTTACTGAAATTGTTCGTTACCTTGAGACCTCACTAGTTTCACATGGTGCTGATTCATTTGCCCAGAAAATTGGCTCGGATGGTAAAATCATTAACCCAACCTTTGCCAAAAGAACTTGGGCATCTTATGAAGAATACCGAGATGATAAATCGAAGCAATACTTCTTTACTGATTATAAATCAGATTTAACATCATATCAAGAAAAGAACGATACTCAGGGTTCTTTTAATGATAATGATGCCAATGATAATCATTCAAATAAAAATAACATGAACGAAGAATTACTAAAATTTCTTGAAAGCCTTTTCGGGGATAATATGCTTACCCTGGAAGAAGGTAAAGAGATGAATCAGGAAAATGTAATTGCCTGCATTCAGACTTTGGTATCATCCAGAAACGAATTGCAAACTTCGGTAGATAATCTTACTACAGAGAAAACTTCTCTTACGGAACAGATTACCAACTTGAATGCCGAAGTAGCTAACTTGAAGGAAATGGCAACCGTAGGAAAGAATCACATTGCTTCTCTACGTGAAAATGCCGTAGAAACCTACAAGAAGTTGATGGGTGATAAGGTAGATGAGACAATCGTTACGATGCTCAATGCCGAGACTACTGGTATTACTACTCTTATTTCCTTGACCAAGGATTACCAAGCTCGCTTGGAAGAGAAGTTCCCTCTCACTTGCTCAAAATGTGGTTCTAAGGACGTCAACCGTGCTTCCTCAATTGCTGAGGATGATACCGAGGGTAAAACTGGAACCCAGGGTACTGATACCCAACGGAATTCAGAATCTCCGAGTACTAAGAATGTAATCGATAACTTGTATCGAAACAAAATCAAATAACTAATATAAATAATCCGCGTTATGGAAAAAACTAAAATCGTAAACGACCCTCAGCAACTTACTCTCTTTGGGGAAAGAACCCCGAGAGCGGTGATTTACAAAAGTGAGTCACACAAATTGCACCAGGCTTTCAATGTTAAAGCTGGAGAGAAAATCGTACAGGGTATGCCAGTAGCTTTGAATGAAGAAGGTTTGATTTACCCTTGCACTGATACAGCTACTCAAGTTTATTTGGGTGTAGCAGTAACGGATAACGTTAACCCTGCTTATCAACCTCAAAGAAATTTCCCGGTAGAGGTAACAGTAGCTATGGAAGGTTACATGATTTGTAACTGGGTATCAAACGGAAATATCGAAGCTGGCTATGTAACTCCCAATGGAGAATTGCTTAACGATAGATTCGTAAAAGCTAACCAAGCAACTTCAACCCAGTTCATTGCCCTTAATCCAGCAGAAGAGGCAAATGAGGTAATTCAAGTACTCATCAAATAAGAGAAAAGAAGTTATGGAAAATAAAATAGATATTACAAAGTTGAAGGCTCAAGATTTTATGAATGAGCTGCCGGAAATGGTAAGAAGCTTGGAAGCTGTTCGTTCCGGTTCACAGGACAAGAAGCCTGTAGAGGTAACTTTTGGAGAATTGGTTACCGGTAAATGGGGTATTTCAGAAGATGAACTTTTTGAAAAGATGGGCATCAATCCAAAAGTGGACACGATGCAGAACATCTTTACAATGCCTCAACAGAATATTCGTTGGATTGTTCCGGAAATCATTCGTGATGCTATCACATTGGGTATGCGCCAGGCTCCGTTCTATCCGAACATCATTGCATCTGATCAACCAATCAATGGTTTACAAGCAATCATGCCGATGGTTAACATGTCGGATGCTGCCCCTGCAAAGGTTAATGAGGCAGAAACTATCCCATTGGGTGATGTTAGCTTCGGACAGAAATCAGTTAGCCTCTTCAAAATCGGAAAAGGTTTCAAACTTACTGATGAAGTTCGTAACTATGTTTCGCTCGATGTCTTGGGAATCTACCTTCGTGATTTTGGTGTTCAGTTGGGTTATGCTCTGGATACTCTGGCTATGGACGTTGCTATCAATGGTAACAACCCCGATGGCTCTGAGTCTGCACCGGTAATCGGTGTATACGAAACAACTAATGGTATCACTTACAAAGACCTTCTGCATATTTGGGTACGTGCTGCTCGTATGGGACGTAACTTCCAAACTATGATTGGTGGTGAAGACCAGGCAATCGAAATGCTGAACTTGCCGGAATTCAAGGATCGTCACTCTGGTACTACAGAAGCTACCCTGAATGTTAAATCTCCTGTTCCCAAGAATGCTGACTTCTACATTCACCCGGGTACACCCGACCAACAGTTGCTGTTGATTGATACATCTGCTGCCTTGATTAAGCTTACTGCTCGTCAGTTGATGCTTGAATCTGAAAGAATCGTTTCTAACCAGACTCAGGCAATCTATGCAAGCTTGACTACTGGCTTCTCTAAGATGTACCAGGATGCAACTCTGTTGCTGGCTGCTGACAAGAAGTTCTCAGAATTCGGTTTCCCCGAGTTCATGAACATAGACCCATATTTGATGGTTAACCTAGAATAATAAGGGACGTCCGGTTTCATCTATATAAATTCCCTGAGAGGGTAGGTAACTAAAAAGACCTATCCTCTCTTTATTAATCATTTTTAAATCTTAGGAAATATGGCTAAAGATAAATATACAGTAACTGTGGGACCAAGAGCTTACAGTTTTCATGACCAATCAACTGGTATTACCGTTTGTAGAGGAGAAGACAAGGAACTCTCTCGTCGTCAATTCCGTGCACCAAAGATTCAGAAGGCAATTGCCTCTGGCCATCTGATTATCATTGCTGATAAATCAGAAATCGAAAAGTATTCAGAGGCCGACATCGAAAAGTTGGATAAGAGACTGAATGCTCAGTTCAAGAAAGGCATGACTCTTGAAAAACTTGCAAAGGGCTATTCCCTGGAAGAACTGAAACTGGTAGCAGGTCTTCATGAAATCGTTGCCGAGAAAGATGATACAGTAGAAACACTTATTCAGGCTTTGCTGGAAGAATTCGAATCCTCTTCTAAAGGGTAATATATGAAAATTACATAAGACAGACTAATATGAATAACAATCTGGACTTTTTGTACGTTACGTCAGGTCTGGAAGTTTCATTCAGAGTCATATCCAAAGTCCCGGCCAAATCCATTTTTGACTGGGACTTTGGCGATGATAAGGGAGAGGTTTTCAATGGTGGAAGACATGTTTCCTATTCTTATGAAACTCCCGGTTTCTATACAGTAACCCTACATGTAACCAACTCTAATGGTTTAGATATCACCGTAGATAAGACTCTGGTAGTTTGTGATTATGGTCATACGGCATTAGCCGATACAATATATAACTTAATCGACCACTATATTCCTTCAGAGATATCAGAGGGAATGACCAGGGAAGATAAATCTATCTACATCACCAAATGGCAATATTATATTGGTCCTCTAGTAAATCACCAAATTCCTGCAGATAAGTATACTGATGAATTATGGTATGAAGCACTAGAAAACCAATTAATAATGGAATTGGCAGCATGGGACTTTCTCAATGTGAAGATACTTAATCTATTAACAAGTACTTCAGAATACCTAAGTCAATTAACTTCTACCAAAGAACAAACTGGTGATGGTACTTCTAAACCCGAACTTGCCCGAGGTGATAGGATAAAACAAATCACTACTGGGCCTACTGAAGTGCAATATTATGATACCTTGGCAGATGCTACAAGTTCCCTATGGAAAACACTTTCTCAAGCAATGCAACCAGGTGGATTAATAGATGAATTAAGGAAGAACCTTTGTATGTTAGCTTCACGATTGGAAATCTACTTACCGTTCTGTGATGAAGTATTTAGAACCGTAGTCCCAAAAGTAGTTAACAGAAGGCAACCTGGAGTATTAGATGGACCCAACCCAAGTGCTCCAGTAAAAGGTGGTAAGAAATCAATCTTAACTAAGTTATGACAAAAGAACCCTGGAGAATGGTAAAGAACCGCTCTTGGGATAGATACAAGAAAATTATCACTGACTTCTTAGATTGGGATGCTGGTAGGCAATCCATAACCTGGGCCAAACATGTTAATCAGCTTCTCAGTCATGCCGAAGACAGTATACCTAAATATTATAACATCCAAATCGAGGCATTATGTTACTACAATGCTTTCAGAAACTGGCCTATCAATAAGGCAACTATTTCAGGAGAATTGGATGATGAAAACTTATCAATACTAATTTCTAAATCTTATATAGAACAAATCGGTTATCTTACACCGGAAGGTTATTGGGATTTTAATTGGGAACAAGATAGGTTTGTAATTAATGGTATAACGTATAAGCCTTCTGGAGATACTCAGACTGCTCAGGCAAAGGATGAGGCTTTAGTTTTCATGGTTATCCTAAAGAGAGACCGAGATACCAAAGTTGAATTTGTAGAATAAAAATAAAGTATATGGCAAAGATGTTAGTACTGAGGTGGACACCAATTACTACAAACAGTGGAATTTGGTTTGATAGTAATCGGGTTATCCTCAATGGTACCTCTGGAGTTCATATTGAAATGAAAGGTAATGGCAATGATGTAACGGCATTTCAATCGATGACCGGAAACAAATTTGTCACCTGCTTTCAAGATTACTTCGGAGATATCTGGGATAAAATAATACCTCATCCTGGTATAGGCCAGGTAATAAAGTTCCGTGTAAATAGGCTTCCTGATTATGCTTGCATACGGGGAGATATTGAGGACGGTGGAGATGTAGACCCCGAAAATCCGGATGTACCAATGAATGCCTTCTGTGGTTCAGAGGGAGAACCATTCAGGGATATCGATTCTGAATTCTTACTGGGTCGTCAACGTGCAGTAATTAATCCTTAAATTTTATAAAATATGTATGTAAGTAAGTATTATACCTGCGAAGAAATAGACCAGCGGTTATTACAGGGTTACTATGATGACTTTGTTAAAGCTGGCTTTGGAGGAACTATAAATGAGTTCTGGGCCTTCGTACTTTCTATCAAGAATAAGGTAGATAAGAAAGAAGGATACGACTTATCGAAAAATGATTTTACCGATGAGTTGAAGGCTAAACTTGATGGCATCGAAGAACATGCAAATTATATCACTAAAGTTTCTCAGCTTGAGAATGATTTGAAATATCAAACCGAGGAAGAAGTTAAACAGATGATTAGTGATTTGGTTGATGGTGCTGATGATGCCCTTGATACTCTTAAAGAGTTGGCAGAAGCATTGGGCAATGATCCCAACTTTGCAACTACTATCACTAATAAATTAACCGACCTTCGTACTGCTTTAACTGAAGAGGTTAATCGGGCTAAGGAAGCTGAAGCTGCCTTGGGTGCTGCAGTAGCCGCAGTTCAGGATAACCTCGAATATGGGTTAGACCAAATCAATAAGAAGATTGATACGGTTAAGGCAGACTTAAAAGCTGAAATCGACAGAGTTGAGAAGAAGGTAGATAAGAATGCCGAAGACATCAAAGACCTTAAAGATAAGGTAAATCAAGATAATGGTGAACTTGAGAAAGAACTCAAGGGCCTTATTCAAAAGGAAAAAGATGAACGTATCGCTGCCGATAATGAGATTAAGGAAAGTGTAAATAACCTTAAGACTCTCCATATCAATGATAAGGCTGCACTCGAGGCAAAGATTGCTGAAGAAACTGCAAATCGTACCAATGCAGATACCGTACTGGATTCTAGGATTAATGAAGAAATCACTAATCGCCAGGCTGATACTTTAGCTCTTCAAGGTAAGATTGACCAAGAGAAGGTAGACCGTCATTTTGAGGACCAAGTTCTTCACAATGAAATCTCTAAAGAGGTAACAGACCGTACCAATGCAGACAATGCTCTTCAAGGTAAGATTGACCAGGAAGCTCAAGCACGTACTGCTGCAGACCAGGTATTACAGAACAATATAGATTCAGAGGCTACTGCTCGTGCTGCTCAGGATTTAGTTCTCGAACACAAAATTGAGGATATAAAAGAGCAGGGTGTAGAAGACAAAGAACAATTGCTTAATGCTATTGCTGCCGAGGCTGCTGCTAGAGAAAAAGGTGATAAAGACCTTGATGCTAAGAAGGTAGATAAACGTGAAGGTTATTCTTTGACTAAGAACGACTTTACCGATATACTCAAAGCTAAATTGGATGGCATAGAAGAAAAGGCAAACTATATTACCCATCTCTCTCAGCTTATCAATGATGCCGGTTTCCAAACTGAAGAGGAAGTAAATGCTGCTATCCAAAAGATTATTGGTTCAGCACCTGAAGTACTTGATACTCTTAAGGAAATTGCTGATGCCCTTGGAAATGACCCCAACTTTGCAACTACCATCACTAGGAAGTTGGCTGCAATTACAGAACAGGTTAACCAAGAAATCGAAGACCGTATTGCAGGAGACGAGGCAAACAGTGCTGAAGTAGCTGCTGAAGTTCAAGCTCGTAAGGATGCAGATACTGCCCTTGAAACTAAACTGAAAGAATACGTAGACAATAAGTCTGCTACTGGAGATGCTACACTCGGAGTTGTAAGAGATAACCTTAATAAGGAAATCCAAGACCGTAAAGATGCCGATGCAGTAATTCAGGCTAACTTGGATAAGGAAATTGCCGAAAGAAAGACTGCTGATGAAGCATATACTCAAAGTCTGGCTAACGTTAACCAGCGTATCTCAGACTTGGCTTTGAGTATGCAAGAGTCTATCAATACTTTGCGTAATGAGCTTACTGAGCAGGTAAATGCCAATACTACGGCAATCGCTACTAATCAACATAATATAGAAAGAAATTCAGAGGCAATCACAAACTTAACTAAGACTGTAGGTGATAACTACAAGGAAGTTAAGGATATGATTAACGAAGAAATCGTTGACCGTACGAATGCCGACAGTGCTTTGAGTTCTCGTATCGATACTCTCAATATTGACCTTAATACTGAGAGTGTAGAAAGAAAAGCTGCAGACCAAGTTCTTCAGGTAAATTTGGATAAAGAAGTAGCAGACCGTACTGCAGCCGATAAATCTCTGAGTACTGAGTTCACAGCTAAATTAGATAATGCTAAGCAGGCTTTGGAATCTGAGGTAGCTAGCCTTAATACTAAGCTTGAACAAGAAAAGGAAAACCGTATTGCTGGTGATAATGCTTTGGGAGTTCGTATTGATTCTCTAGAGGCAGGTAATACCGATGCTATGAATGAATTAAAAGCAAAGGTAAATGCTAATACTACTGCTATTAATGCAGAGAAAGACCGAGCAATTGCCAAAGAGACTTCACTTGAGGCAAAGATTGATACCAACCTTCAGAACCATAAAGATGATATGGCGGGTATCAACCAAAATATACTTACCGAAAAGAATGACCGCTTAGCTGGTGATACTGAGTTGCAGAATAATATCGATAAGGAAGCTACAGAACGTGCTAACCAAGATACCCTTATTAATAATGCTATTGCTCAGGAAAAAGCAGATCGAATTGCTGCTGACCAGGCAATGGATGGAAAGAAGGTAGATAAGGTAGACGGTAAAGTACTTTCTTCAAATGACTTCACTGACTTGCTATATGCCAAGTTGGATGGCATCGAAGAACATGCAAATTACATCACTAAGGTATCTGAGTTATTAAACGATTCAGATTTCCAGAGTGCTGAACAAGTAGAGGCTGCTATCCAAAAGATTATTGGCTCTGCTCCAGAGGTACTTGATACTCTTAAGGAAATTGCTGATGCCCTTGGAAATGACCCCAACTTTGCAGCAACTATGACTGCTAAGCTTACTGAGTTGGAGAATAAGCTTGAAGCTGAAAAGAATCTGCGTGAACAAGGAGATAATACTCTGCAACAGACTTTCACTAACTTAAGTAATACTCTTACTACTACGGTAAATGAGTTGAGAACTTTCGTAACTGAAACTCGTACGGAGCTGTTAACTTCCTTGAATGCTACCAATGCTCTGGTAACTCAGAATGCTGCCAATATTCAACGTAATCTGGAATTGATTCAGGGTATTCAGGGTAACATTAATGGTAACTATACTGCCATTGCCGATTTGCTGAATAATGAAATCGCTGCTCGTAAGGCTGAGGATATTCGATTAGAAGCAAAGATTGACCAGAATACTTCTGACTTAAATACAGAGAGAGAGGAAAGAAAGGCCGCAGATAAAGTTCTCCAGGATAACATCGATGCAGAAGAAGCTGCCCGTATTGCTGCCGATACAGCTTTGGGTAAACGTATCGATAAAGAAATTCAGGACAGAACCGATGCTGATACTGCCTTAGATAATAAATTCACTAACATTACCAATGACCATGAAGAAAGACTGGTAGCTGAAGAAGGTACTTCTGATGCTTTGCCTGATACCATGGTTACCGATGTTAGTGCTGTAACAAGAACCGGTACCCAACTTTCTTTCAAGGTAAAGACTTCAACCAAGGATAATGCAAATAACCAATATGGTGAAGAAGTAGAAGCTACCAAGAACCTACTCCCGGTAACTCAAACTCTTGCAGGAGTTATGTCTGCCGCAGACAAGGTTAAGTTAGATGGGTTAGACCCCAATTCTCTGACGGATATCTCTGCAGCTTCAGATGCTAATAAGGTAACGGTAACGGTAACTAAGGATAACGGTTTGAATGCTGATACTACCGAAACTTTCGATTTGCCTCAGGTATCGGCTACTAAGGCTGGTACGATGACTGCTAAGGATAAGGTTGAGTTAGATAGAATCTCTACGGCTAACTTTGCTCTTGGTGCAGTAACTCCCAATGAAACTACTGTTGGCATAGCTGCTACTAAGACCGTAGTTGAAGATGGTACAGTAGAACAGAATCCTATTACATTGCCTGCCTCTACTACAAAGAAAGCTGGTGTACAAACTGCAGCAGATAAGAAGCTGTTTGATTCTATACCAGATAATATTATTATCTTATCTGGTGATAAACCAGTTGAGGTAGGTCAACAAAGCAGTCATGTTACTTTAACTCATAATTTCTCTTCTAAAAAAGAAGAGGGTATTTATACTCATGAGCCTGAAGATTATAAGACTACTTATATCCCAGCAGCTACTACAGAGAAAGCTGGTGTAATGACCGCCCAAGATAAAGTTAATCTGGATGAGACATTACCCAATGCTATTGCTCAAGAGGTTCAGGACCGTAAAGATGCTATCGAAGCTTTGGACGGTAAATCAGAAGCCGCTCTTGCTCAAGAAGTAGCTGATAGAAAAGCTGCAGATACTGCTTTAGATACTAAGTTTACTAAAGCTGTAAACAATGAAGCAACTGCTCGTACTTCTGCTGATACTGCATTGGGTGCAAGGATTGATAAAGAGATTGCTGATAGAACTGCGGCAGACACTGCCCTTGATAATAAACTGCAGAATAACATTAACACTCTAAAAGCTAAGCATGATGCCTTTGTAGCAACTAAGGGTAAGGCTGATGGCTTTGCTCCATTGGATGGGAAGGGGTTAGTACCTGCTAACCATTTGCCTTCATATGTAGATGATGTACTTGAAGTATATGCTACCTATGATGTAAGCCCCACTGGAGGTCTTACTAATGTTCAATTGTATACGGATGCAGGTCACCAAACTCCCGTAGTTGGAGAATCTGGTAAGATTTATATAAATGTTGCCGATGGTGAACCTCCATACCAATTCCGTTGGTCAGGTACTAAATTCGTAGACAATAATACTTCTTCCCTTATTATTGGAGAAATTGCAGGTACTGCTTTCGAGGGTAGTAGAGGTAAACATCTTGAGGATGTGGTATCTAGTATGCCTAGAAATTTAATCAGTAATATTTCAATAGCTAACAGAAACAAGAGGAATATAATTATTCAGTGTAATTATTCTTCTTTAGATGACCAGGGTCATTACATAGATCAGCCTGAGGGGATGCTTATTCCACTAACCAATGCCACTACTCAAGAAGCCGGTTTGATGGAGGCAGAAAGTGTAATAAAACTTAATCAAACCCTACCGAAAGCCATAGAGGATGAACAAGAGGCTCGTATTGCAAAAGATAATGAGCATGATAAACTAATCAATAGTTTACCTCAGGAGATAATGACGGTAATAAACAGTGTTACCCAAAATACGAATAATCTCGGATTAAAGTATTTTAGATGGGTAAAGAATACCGAAGAGGGCTCATATAGTAGAGGTACAGATGTGAATGTCACCATACCAGCAGCAACTAAGACTACTGCAGGTGTAATGACTGCCCAAGATAAGACTAACTTGGATAATACGGTACAGGGGTTGGCAAATGAGATTACCAATAGAACTAATGCTATCAATGCTCTTCGTACAGAATTGAAAACTTACGTTGACGATTTGATTGCTGATACTGGTTCAGATGTAACTGCCCTGGAAACTAAGGTAAATAACCACATTGCCAATAAATCTAACCCTCATACAGTTACTAAGGCTCAAGTTGGTTTGGGTAATGTTAACAATACATCGGATGCAGATAAACCAGTATCTACTGCTCAGGCTGCTGCTATTGCCAATGCTAAGGCTGCAGGTACTGCTGCTCAAACTTCTATCAATAGCCATGCAGGTAGAAAGGATAATCCTCATACAGTAACTAGAGCTCAATTGGGATTGGCAACTACTGACCAGGTAGTATTTGCTAAGACTACTGCTCCTTCCGGTTTCTGGAAAGAGTCTTCAGATATTCGACTCAAAGATAACATTAAAGATTTGAATCATACTCTGGACCAAATTTGCCAGATACCTACTAAGTCATTTATTATGCTTGGTAAGGAGGATGAGGGAACTATTGCTCAGAACCTCGAAGGCTTAGGATTTGGTAAATATGTGGAAGAAGTTCCAGTAGAGAAATCTACGGTACCTAATCCAGAGGAATTCGAAACCTTGGAAATCAACGGAGAAGAATACGTACTCGTAAAACAAGTTAAATATCACAAGATGTCAACCTTGGCAATCGAGGGTGTTAAACTTCTCTATGATGAAATCAAGGCTTTGAAGGCAGAGATTCAGGAACTTAAAAACAAATAAATCTTATGGGAGAGATAGCAACCTGGAGTGCTGTCAAAACTAAAGTAGGCCTTGGTAAGGATGGCAATGACTGTCCTACCAAGGCTGAATTGTTAGCACTCTCCCCTACAGGAACAGGGGAAAATTATGTGGGGTTGGAACTATCCAATGCCGGTTCCTATGGAAACAACGAATGTGTCAAACTCGAAGATATTCATAAGGTAACTTATAAGTATACATTTACAGCTATAAATACTTCCTTTACTTTTCCTGCCATAGGTGGAGAATCAACCCCTGCTAGAATAGGTTTAACTTCAACTAAACAAAAGTATTGGGATGGGGTAGCTCAAGGCTCTTCGGTAACAGTGGGTCATACCGGAACAACTTTACCAGATTGGTTAAAGGGGTCTACTGATCCTATGGGGTTTATGGCTACCGAAAATTTAGCTCTATCTTCAAGAGCTCATACTAGAACTTATATTCAAGATGAATCTGGTAAAACTGTTTCTGCTACCTTCACTCAAGCAGCAGCCTCTCAATCTTGGAGTTATGGTTGGAGTGTAACACCTACCTCTATGTCTTTTGGGGCTACTGGAGGTACCAAAACTTTTTCAGTTACTTCTTACAAGCAAGAATTAAGAAATGGGCATAATTATGGTAACCAAATAGCTTTAATTTATACTAGAGCCAACTCTGGTAGCGTATCTGGAAGCGGTACTTCTGTAACTATGGGTAATAATACCTCTACCAGTACACGAAGCGGTACGGTAACTTTAACACAAGCTGAAACTAATGGGAAGGCAACTATCAGTTGTTCTCAATCAGCAGGTTATAGAACCTATAGTGAAATCACTGCAAGTGGAGGAAGCGTATCCGATATACCTGCCGGTGGAGGAAGTAGAAGTTCATTCTCAAGTATGCCAACTTATTCTCAGACTTGGGGATGGAATGGTTCTACAACTGGAGGAGGCACAATTACAAGCGGTGCTAGCATTAGTTATGGTACTGCAGTTAGTGCAGGTTCTTTGGGAACTACGGTTAAATCTAGAACCCAGGTAGGAACCCTTACTGGTACCTTATCACTAAATGGTAAAACCAAATCTGTAAGTGTACCAGTATACCAGGCAGCAAACGAATTTACTGGGTATACTTATGGCTCTTGGAGTGTAAGCTTAACTGCAAGTTCTTATACCATCGGTAATACTGGAGGTAGTGTAACTTTGTACCCCAGTGCAAGTAGACCAAGATATGCCAATTATACTTCGGGTTCAAATACAAGAGATGGCTCTGATAGTGCTACTCCAAGTTTAAGTACCAATGGTACCTCAGGATTTAGTCTATCAGGTACTACACTTAGGGCTTCTGAGAATACCAGTACAAGTAGTAGGTCTATTAGAGTCTTTGCTAACTATGATGGGGCTTCTGATTATGTAGATATCACTCAGGGTGGTGCTAGTGTAAGTTATAATTACTACTTTTATTGGAATGGTGCTGGTGCAAGTGAATCCATTCACCATGCTGCTTCAGGGGATACTTTATCTAAGACTTTTATATCCTATAAGAAAAAAGTAATTAATGGTTCCGAAACTTCAGATACTTATGATGTAGATGTAAATTTGTCTGGTACTCCCTATTGGTCTTCCGTTACAGTTAGTGGTAAGACTGTATCAAGTAAAGCTTCAGAGAATATCGAAGAATCATCAAGATCTGCTACGGTTACAGTTACTCAAAGGGAATCAGGTAAAAAACTTACACTTGATATCACTCAGAATGCTGCAACAATTATTTATGAATACGTATTTAATTTGGTGTAATAAAAATACAACACCATTCTGTATTTAATGTATAATTAACCTAAGTATTAATCTTTAAAACCTTACAATTATATGGGAGTAGAAGTAAAAGGTGCCGGTGAAGGCGTAGTGATTGCCGATAGAGGTAGTGATTGTTGTAATAATCATTCTGGTTAGGGCTCCGGATGGGGTGCCGTCGGGGGTGCATTGGTAGGTGGTGGCTTTGGTGCTGCTGCAGTTTCCGTATGGGACAAAATCAATGATACCAAAGCTGACATTCAGAAAGTAGAATCTACGGTTCAAGAAGCAAAGGCAGGTATCTACAAAGATATCTCTGATGCTGCTCGTGGAGTTACTCAAGAAATCAGTGGGGTAGCAAAAGATGTTGCCGGTGTTGGTAGAGAAATCCTTAACAACCGTTTCACTACGGAAAGAGGTCTTTGTGATTTGGGCTACAAAACGAATTCGGATATCCGAGATTCTCGTGACCAAATGGGCGCAGGCTTCAATCGTGTTATGGACCGTCTCTGCAACATGGAACACCAACAGTCAGATTGCTGCTGCGAAACCAAAGGCTTGATTAAAGAAGTAAAATCTGACTTGGCTCTTCAGTTGGAACGTTGCTGCTGTGACCTCAAGAAGGGCCAACAGGAAATCAAGTGTCTCATCGAGAATACTGCAAAAGACCAGGAGATTGCCCGCCTTAATCGAGTAGTAGATGCTCAGAGAGACCAGAACATTATCAACCAAGTGGTTGCAGCTCTGAAGACTACTAGAGGTACTACAACGTCATAACCAATTGTCATACCAGGATGATTAGAAAGGAGTACATCTATCAGGGGTGTACTCCTTTTTTCGTTTTAACCACTTGAACTAAGGAATTATGGAAAAAGAACAACTCACCGAATTTAAGATACAGTTAGCTCTACCGGCTCCCACTATAGAGATTGCACAAGAAGTAGCAAACAAAGCTCAGGTACTCATTAATCAATTTGGATACTATCAATTCTTAAACCTGGTAGACTTCATGCAAAAGAATCCGGGTGCAGTTTCATTTGGTTTAAATTTAATAAATAGAAAATGATTATGGACGAAAGAACATTAATTTTCCAAAAGTTACAAAAGGGTGAAGTAATCTTTACCTTAGAGAAAGACAGGAGGTCTGGTTATCCCATTTTCGATACCGCAAAGATTGTGAAGGTAGGCGAGAGTAAACCCATGGCATCCGGTACTAAAGATGGCTTTGTTAACAGTATCGAATTAGTGATCCAAGATTCTGTATCACAGCTTACAATATACCTACCTTCACAATCTGATGAGGGTATTTATAATGGGGTATATTATACTACCGATATAGTGAATATAATTAATGAGGTTACTATACAAAAACAAAATGCCTTAAATATACTTAACAATCGACCAAAGTTTGAGGCAGTTGTTTCTGAATGTGATAATATTCTCAATTCAATTAATCAATCCCAATCTGCTCCAAGTAGACCTGCTCCGGAGTTTGATGAATTTCGGCAATATATCGATCAATGGCTAACCACGCAAGAAACTCTTTTACAAAGGATTGCTCAGGAGTTGGGATTAGATAAACCCAAATAATAAATAAGAATTATGCCAAGTAAGTCGGTTAATATTACACTATCGACTCCAGTTGGCTCTCTAGAAATATACGTAGACAAACGAGAACAAGCTCGTGCAGAAAGGTTGATTGCCAAAACTCCAAGTATCTTAACCAAAGGTTATGCGAAGGGTACAGAAAAGTTTGGTAATCAACTTCTTCGTATAGTAAGACGAAGTTTGAATACGGGTGTTCCACCAAGAGGTTCAGGAGTATCATGGCCACCCCATGCTCCAGGAACCATTAAAAAATATGGGGATCACACTATGTTACACCTTACTGGTCAGTATGCTAGATCAGTTACTTTAGTAAAGGGTAAAAAACGGACTTTTGTTGGATTACCAATTGGAATCAAGAAGATTACTTATACTGGTAAGACTTCTAGAAAAACCTTGAACCAGATAGCTATCATGTTAGAATATGGTAGCAGGGATGGTAATTTACCACCTCGTCCTCTATGGGGTCCTGCTTATAAAGCTGCTGGTGGAAAAGCAGCTTTACAAAAGGAGATACGTAATGCGGTTAGAAATGAATTAAGGAAAGTAAAATAATATGTCGGATTTCGAAATATCTTCTTTATCAGGGACTGGTCCTGCTACTATTAGAGTGAAGCCTAAAGCAGCTAATGAATCAGAATCTAATAAAGAACAAGTAATAAAAGTGATAGTTCAGGGAGTAGAAAGGGAAGTTACTTTTACACAAAAGGGAAAATCCCAAGTAGTAGAAACTTGGAAGCCCTTCCTTACTATTTCACCTGACAGTGATAGTTATACTTTTGATGGTACCAAAAGGCTTGAGATTTGGGAAGTATCAGTTTATAGTTATGAACAAAAATATATTGGTGGTGAACCTCAAGAAGAATATAGAGCCTTAGATTGGACTGTTGAAAATTCCTTGGATTGGTTAAATATAACCAAAGAGATTGGGGAAGGTAATAATGCTGGAAAATTAACAGTTAAGACGCTCTCTTATAACAACGAGTATGAGGCAAGCACTTATAATCCAAAGGAAAGAAGCGGTGTTATACGAATAGTATCTCAGGCTGGTACGAAAGATATAACTATAAAACAATCTCCTGGTAAAAGAACTACTGAGTATGGTTTTGAACCAACTCCTAATATACCATTCCCCGGTGTTGGACAAGGCAGTAGTACTGCTTCTATTAGGGGTGTAAAGGGATACCAATACTACCATATCAATGGTTATGAAGTTGCTAAGTTTGTAAAACAATTTAAGATAACAGACATTAGTAAAACCATAGAAGGTACTCTTCCTGCTCCTGGGGCAGACCTCTTTCCCTATAAAGTATGGCTTACTGATTACCCATCTAATATAAGTACTACTTGGGTTAGTGAATTAAATTGTACTGGCCATCTTGAAACCAATATATCCTCGATGGGGGGTATAATTGTAACTTATAACGGGATTATAAATGATACTGGTAGCCATGAAGTTCAACTAAAAATTAGATTAGGAAATTAATGGTAAATTCAGAAGAGATAGTAGAGAGAACTTTTTATATCTCTTTACTAAGTACAATGTTAGAAATGGGTCTAACTTTGAATCCAGAAGACTTCTTACCTTTGTCTCAAGAAAACGAAAAAAGATTTCAAGAGGCAATTAAGAATATGAAGAAGTTTATACCCCTATTTGGTATCGGGAATAATCAAGTGAAAGGCCCTAAAACTCTCCCAAGAATAACCCTAGAATTACAGGGTTATTATGCTGGGGATATTGGTGTGAACAAATACATCATTGGTGATAGACTTGAAGACGGTAATTACCAAGCTTCAGAGTTTCCTTATGAAACCAAAGATATTACCATAGATGTACATCTAGTTTCTCAAACTCAAGCAGATATGAGATTACTACATACAATCTTATATACTAGCTTACCTGCTAGAGGATACATAAAACCTTATTTCAATGATTTAGAGGAATGGGACAAGGGCAGGCTTGCATCAACCGGAAACCTATTCATTGAAATTGGTAATTATTATGATCATCCAGATGTAGAACATGGAATACTTGAAAAGGTATATACTTACATATGTAAAGATGGTATTCTTCCAGAAAAACCCCTGGAAGAAGGTATACTTACACCTATCCAGGATATATCAGTTCTCATTGGTTTGTTAGAACAAAACGAAAATGAAATGTTAGAGTTAAAAGTATCTAAGGTATAGGTACAATACTCTAGGGTATAAATTAAACGAGTAATTAACTTTAATCACAATAGAATTATGCCAACTTCACCTCATGTTGATTTTAAGTTTAAGAACAACAATGTTCTTCAAACTACTCCTATGTTAGGAGTTTCTTGTGTATTGGCTAGAACTACTAAGGGCCCTTATGATGACCCATCAGAAATCATCTCTACATTCTCTCAGTTCCAAAGAATCTATGGTTCTGAAATTGTACCCGATGGTTCTGTATCAAATATCGAAAAGGCTTTGCAAGGTGGTTCTAAGCTTCGTGTTATTCGAGTGCTTGGTAAGGGAGCTACTCAAGGTACAGTAGCTGCAACTGCGGGTAAAGCTAAAACAGTTGCTAAATCCGAAGAGGAAGGTATAGCACCTGCTTCTGCTACTCCAGACCCTGCTACTCCTGCAGCATTGATAACCATTGCTTCTGGGGGAACTACTTATAGTTTGGGATTGGTAACCAAAGGTTATGGAGACCCAATCGGTAGTACTGATACCTTCCAGGTAGGTTTCTATAAACAATCCAATACCTTGTATTATAGAATCTATTCAGGCAATGGCCAGGTACTTGAACAAGGTCCGGTAGTAACTTATAAAACTGCCGATGATAACAATAATACTTCGGTAGATTACCTTGCTCTTAGTGCCTTTGCTAAGAACTCAGAGTATATCAAACCGGTAGTAGTTGCTGGTTCATCTTTTGAGAACTTAATCAAATGGCTTACCGATAGTGTAGATGGTACAAAAAATGCCGTTACTGTAACAGTTGGGGGAGCAGCTCCTTCAGATACCGAGAAACTATTTACCGGTACCGTAGGTAGTGCTGGTTCTAACCCTACTGCTGATGAATGGATCGCTTCATTGGATTTAGTAAGGGACTACACTGACTTTTACCAATTATTCATTTCCCATATCTCTCAACACCTTACTACTGATGCTGACGTACTCAAGGTATATAAGGCTGCTGCAGATATGGCAAAAGAATTGATGGAATGGGTACTGTACATAGAAGTCCCAAAACACTTAACCCATTACACCCAGGGTACTCAACCAAGAGACTATAAAGCTCAGGTTACTTGGGTACAGACTTGTCTTGGTACCGTGGGTAATTCCAAGTACATTGCTTACTTTGGAGGTGGCCTTAAGTACTACAATGAGAACGGCAATCTTCAAGATTCTGATGTAGTGGGTACCATTGCAGGTTTGGGAGATGCTTCTGCTACTCAATATGGTCCTTGGAAATCCTTTGCTGGTATGAACCGAGGAGTTATTGGAGATGCAGTTGGGCCCGTATGTCCAAATTATGGTTCTCCTTCTCGATATAATGAACTGAACACACTTGCTCAGAATTATATCAATGAGATGGTAATCAAAGATACTCCCGATGCAGGTAAACAAACCATGCTATGGCATTGTTTCTCTTCTCAGGTAAAACAGGATTCAGAAAGATTCCTTTCAATCGTAAGATTGAATTTGTATTTGAAGAAGTTCCTTCGTCCAGTACTTAACAAATACTTGGAAGAACCCAACGTTTGGGGAACTTGGAAAAGAATTTGGTTGGAAGTTAAACCTACATTAGATTCTTTGGTAGATGAAGATGCCATGACAGAATATACTTGGATGGGTGACCAGGATGCAACTTCTTGGGATGATCTTTCCGTAAATAACGAAGCAGATGCCCGTCAAGGTAAATATCGTGCTATCCTTAAGTATAAAGACGTAGTTCCTATGCAAGAGGTAACTATGGAGATTGTAATTGATGCTGCTTCTAAGTCGGTATCAGTTGTAGAAACAAGTAATAACCTATAAACATATAACGATGGGAGCAAAAGTAAAAAATCCACGGAAGAAATTCTTGTGGAGTATCATGTTCCCCAAACACCCTATCAATACTTATCTATTCCAAAGTTGTACTTTGCCTGATATTGAGATTGACCAGGTGGCTCATGGGGATGTCAATAGAGATGTTAAAACTGCTGGTAGGGTTACTATAGGTAATCTTATCGTAGAGAAACTTATGACTACTGCAGGTTCAGATACCTGGCTTCATGACTGGCTCTATTCTTGCCAAGACCATATAGTTGGTGGTGGCTTAGTACCAAGCCAATATTGGGAAACGGCTATTGTAAACGAACTTGCCGAAGATGGAGTTTCGGTTCTTAATACCCACGTCTTCGAAGAGGTATGGCCATGTAAGATTACCGGCTTAGACTTGGACAGAATGGCTTCAGAGAATACCATAGAGTCCATAGAGTTCTCGGTGGGTACTGCAGACAAATACTAATTCCTTAGTCTATTTTCACTAAGATTCGGTGGAGGGGTGGGATTCCTGTGATAGGAGCTCACCCCTTTCTTGTTGTTATACGGAGTACTATGAACATTTGTAAACATTAAATATATCAAAATTATGGAATTTAGAACATTTAGATTTACCGGACCCTCTGGTTTCGAATATGAAATTAGAGAACAGAATGGAGCTGATGAAGACATTCTCAGTAACCTTTCAGACATGAAAACTTTAATGAACCTTACCAAGTTCATTGCAGCAATCGTAATTAGAACTAATGCCACTCCTAACGGTAAGCTAACCGTTGATGATGCTCTCAATCTACCAGTCAATGACCGCTATGCAATTATTTTCAATTCTCGTATATTCTCACTGGGAGAGGAAGTAGAATTTGAATATGACTGGGGTAAAGAGAACGGTGGTAAAGTTACTTATGGCCAAGACCTTCATGAGTTCCTTTTCGATTATTCAGAAGTACCCACTGATAATAGGGTATTTGATGAAAAACCAGATGCCATCCCTTATTATCCAAAGGGTATTCAATTAACCGGTCATGAATACCTTCTTTCATCGGGCAAGAAAATCAAATTTGATTGTATGACTGGTAAGGGAGAACAAGAGTTCATGAAGTTACCCTTGGATAAACAAACTAAGAATGCCCCCTTACTTTGTCGGAATCTTTACTTAGAAGTAGACGGTAATTGGGAGAAGGTAGAAAACTTTACTCCTTTTACTGCAAAGGATATGGCTGAGATGAGAAAGTATATAATCTCTATTGACCCTATCTTTAAGGGAGAGTCCCATATTACTAATCCCTTAACTGGAGAAGAAAGAACTTATCCTATAGTTTGGGCACCCAATTTTTTCTACCTGACGGAAGAGTAATGTTAGAGAGTGATTTTGTTTATATCACCAGAGCCGAGATAGCCTTAGACTATTTCGGCTTTTTACGTCTTCCGTATAGAATCAGGAAAATATTTAAGGAAATGGCCGAGCAATATTATAAACAATTAAAGAAAAGAAAATAAATTATGAATACCAGTAGGAGTATAGTAGAGGTCGGTGTTGCCATGGTTTTAAAAGACCGATTCTCTCAAGAGGCTGGCAAGATATCTGGGTCATTCAGAACAATGATGAATGATATGAATACCTGGAATAGAGGTATACAGATGTCAGCTTCTAATACAATGGACTTCGGAATGCAGCTCGTAGGGGGAATGGCAAGGGCCTATAAATACTCTGCGGGTGTTCAGAATGAAGTTTGGACTGCTTCGAAAATTGCCGGTGCCACCATTGCAGAACAAAGAGAGATGTTACAATTGGCAAAAGATGTCAATGAGATAACTCCTCTTACTGCTTCGGATGTTGCATCAGGACAAAGATACCTGGCTATGGCAGGTAATAAATTCGATGCTATTAAAGAAATGATTGGGCCAGCATCTAAGCTGGCTTCAATCTTTACTATGCCAGTGGGACAGAAAGGTGGTGTAGCTGACTTGATGACTAATATCATGTCAATGTACCAAATCCCAATGGGAGAAGCCGCTAGAGTAACCGATGACTTATATACTGCAGTTACTAATGCAAATATATCTTTAACAGACTTAGCCCAGTCCATATCTTATGCAGGAGCAGATATGGCAACTGCTGGAGTAGATCTTCGGCAAACGGCTGCTGCCATCGGTGTATTGGGGGATATGGGTATACAGGGTTCTATGGCAGGTACCTCTCTGGCTAATATGATTCGTTACTTACAACTCTCTCTTGTTAATCAAAAAAAGAAAGGCTATAACGCTTTAGCAGACTTGGGCTTAAGTCCCGATGAATTCTTCGATGCTCAAGGTAACCTTATAGACCTTTACACTATCTATCAGAAGTTTGCTAAGGCCGCAGTAGATTTACCTTCACGAATCGAAACACCAACCTTCTTCAATATATTCGGAGTTCGAGGTAATCGTGGTATGCTTCCAGTACTTCGAGATATTGCTTCTGGTAGAGATAAGATGGGTAAGATACTTGCTACCTATGACCAAAACATGGGAGCAGTAAACCGACTTAATGAAGAACGTCTTAAAACCGATGCAGGTGTAATTGACCAATTCGAATCAAGTATAGAGAACTTAACAGTTACCGCAGGTGCAGCTTTGGGTAGAATCTTTACCCCAGTACTAAGGGTGGGTAACTCTATAATCAAAGTAATTAATTCTATCTCTGAAACTTGGGCTGGTAGCTTTGCTCTTAGAGTAGGGGCTACAGCAGCAGTAGTTGGTACCATTGTTGCAGGGTTTAATACTGTAAGAGGTATTATTAGGTCTGTTGGGTATTTACAGACTATTGCCACTGCTTCTACTGAGGGTATGTCTGCAGCAGCCATTAAGACGAACACCCAATTTGCTATTATGGAAGCTCATATGATAAGTATGGTAAATCTCATGAGGACCATGGTTCAATTGCAGATGATGATGGGGGGAGTTAGTATGAACAAAGCTGGTAGATTTTATAATACCAAAACCGGTAGATATATTAAAACACCCAATCCAGGGATGTCTCCAGCCACTTCACTCATTGGAGGTGTAGTTGGAGGTACTGTAGCTAATCAAGCTGGTAAACAAGCTGCTAAGACTGTTGCTACTAGAAGTTTAGCTTCGGTAGGTGGTAGGTTATTAGGGTTAATTGGTGGACCCTGGGGATTAGCTATTACCGTAGGTTTACCTTTACTAATAGAAGTAGGTAGTAGACTTATTGATTCAGTAGATAGGAATACTAATGCCCAAGATAAAGAAGACCCATCTGCAATCAGAGCTCAGAATGAAGAAAGGTTCTTGAATGCAATGAGAGCAGCTATTAGAGATGGGTTAAAAGACGGTAAGATTAATATCAGTGTAGATGGTGAGATATTGGGGGATTACTCTTTGGGTTCTCAGCAAGATTATACTGGTGTAGCATTAGGATTATAAAATTAAAACACTATGGCTAGAGTATTAAATAAAGCAGCAGGTAAGGTCGTTGAAAAATATAATGACCTTACAAGGGATACCGCAGGAGTTCTTACGGGTCCCTTAAATAAACTATGGAGAGCTCGGATATTACTCAATCGAACTATTTCTACTCTTCCAAAGGATGATGCTCAAAAGGGTAAACTCTATGACCCAAATGGAGTAATTGGAGAAGCTCAAATATCATCTAAGAATCCAACCCTAAACAAACAGCTCCAGGCTAAATGGAGAATGGAATTACAATTTCCAAGATTAGAAGAAGGTGAAGGAGTAGACCCAGCAAAAGGGAATAAGAATACCACTAATTACAGAAACTTTGAGGCTAAAGCTGATATCATATATCAGAATGAGGTAAGGATATATAATATGACTGTTAACCCTACTCAGTATATTACCTTACAGAATAGACCTCCAGAGTTGGACTTCAGGGGAGAAACCACATGGGCAACTATCAAATCCATGGGAAGGAATACTCCTATGTATCACTTTACTGGTGCTGAGGACATCATTCAATTCAATGTATCTTGGTACTGTAATGACCCAGAGAATCCAGAGGAGGTAATTAATAAGTGTAGGTTATTAGAGGCCTGGACTAAAGCTAACGGTTATCAATCGGCTCCGCCTATTGTTAAGATAGAATGGGGGGATTCGGGTATATTTGATAATCACTATTACATCCTTACTTCAGCAACCTATACTCTGAAGAACTTTCAGAATGGTTATAGGATAAGGGTACCTGGAAAGCCAGCTACCTTTGGTAATGGTAGGTTATTACCTGCAGCAGCAACTCAAGAATTGATTTTCAAGAGAGTAAGTGCATATAATCTATCCTATGGAGATTTTATAAATTCGGATTCACTTAAAAAGACGGGAGGTATTAAATATGATTGATATTAACCAATATCTGACGGGAGCTAGCCCTTATAATAATGCCTATGCTCTAAATTACGGAGATGGAGATTACTCTTTAGAAACTCCAGTAGTTTCTGTACCTTCATCCTCAAATGATATTCAACATACCATTAAGGATGGAGAGACTTTACAGAATATAGCCTATAAATACTATGGGGATTCAGGTAAATGGTATCTTATTGCAGAAGCTAATGGTATACTAAACCCTTTTAAAGAGGTAGAAAGTGGAACACTTATAAGAATCCCCGCTTATGGCAGCTAAACAAAAACCCATATTATATAACGGAATGGGCCAACCATACTTGGCTCTATTCGATTTTAGAGGTATGCCGATAATGAATCCCATTACTGGTATACCTCTTGGAGCTTATATTAGTACCTGGAATTATAGGTATGATGAAGAAAAAGAAAATCTTGCTACAATTACATTTGATACTGGAGATCCCGATACTGTGGACATAGAGGCTTTACAAGAAGGTAATGTGATATGCTTACAGTGGGGATACATATACCCAGACGGTCAATTTGTATCGGGTCCAATTAAAACTATCAAGGTCAGGGATTTTGAGGCAAAGTTTGATTCTACTGGTACCCATGTAACTATCAAGTGTATAGACTCTATTGGTGATTTAAGATATCAGCCACCATATAATTTCTCTGAAGCTTCAGAGAATAGTTTATCTTCCTATTTAGATGGTGGTTGTGATAATGGTGTAGGTGTAATCATAGAAATCTTTCAGTAATGGAACAACGAATAATAAGTAATAAAGTATATGAGTCACTACAGGTACCTACAGAGAATACTCGTACTACTACTGGAAAGGTGCTTTATGCTAATAGGTACAGTGGAGTAGCAGAAGTGGCTATGCCAGAAGATTTGAAGGCCTTAATCAATAGTGACTTCGGATTAGTTGGCAAGAATATCTTAGTTCAATTAGAACAAAAGATGAGAGGTTATACTAATGGCCCTTGGTATATAGATTCAAGAGATAATGTTATTTATATACATAATAGGAAATTTCATGAAGAACCAGTAACTGTTTATACTTATCAGGGAGAGAATGGGGAAGTACTTAGTGTTCAATTTTCTACTCAAAAAGTAACTAAGAGAGTTAAGGCTACACTATCTCCCGCTATTAATCCAGAGAGTAAAGATTTAGAAGTATTAAGTACTGGGATTGATGATACTGAAAAATTACCCGAGATAGTAGCTAATGAGAATAATGGGGTCTATTATAATAATTGGAAAACCTCAATAGGTAAATATGGAGCAGAGAATAATCCCCAAGATATACCTACTATCAGGCAGATGAGGTTAAATCATACCCTAAAGACTGACCCTAACTTAAGAGCTTCATTTGAAGCTAGGAAACAAGTAGATGACAAATGGAATCAAGATGTAGCAGAGTATTCTGCTTCTAATCCCGCCGAAGCTTATAGACAAGGTAAGGAAAAATTCCTTAATGAACTTAGTACAGATCAGGTAAGAAGTATCATAAATAAAACCATTCAAAGAGAAGAATTTCCGGCTGATAGGCGTGCAGCTTTAAATGCTGCCCTTAAGAATGTAGTTAATGGTGAAACATTAGATGAAGATATATACAATATCCTCAAGAATGAAAGATACCTTTTCGAGGGTAAAGAACAAATGGAATACATGGTCATAGAAGACCTGGACCCAAGAGACTTTGACCCAGAGCATACTCCCAAGGGTGGAGCTACTGCTTGGGGATTAGAGGATGAAGAAAGTGTTTATCGAGGTATATCGGCTTTAAAGAAAGGCCCTTATACTATGGTGATCGATGACACCCCGGTTATCAAATATAAAAACCCATTAAATCAGAGTTTGGGTATTTATAGCGTTACAGTGAAAGTTCAACATTGGAAAAAAGCTAATGTTGAGATACCCCTGTACAAACTTTACCATAATCTATTCAGTAGATATGGGGGGATAGATAAGTGGGCTTGGGCAGCTAATGCTAATGCTAATGGTGGTTTAAAGTATACAGAGAGTAAACTGGTTTGTCAGATGCAAGTTGTTGGAAGACCATTACTAGCCTCTTCTCAGGTATTAATATTAGAGAATGTTGGTAAACGATGGTCTGGTCCTTGGTATATAAAACAATGTACCCACTCTATGGATGCAGGCCAGGGATATGTAACTAATTTAGAGTTAGTAAAGAATTCGAGTAGGGCTGGTTCTACTACTTCTAAGACTGGACTGTCTACTCAAACGGTTGTAGCTAATGATGCTAAAGCTAATGCTGTAACCTCTAAGGGTAAAGATAAGAAAGCTTTAAGTAATATCAATGAATTAGATTTGAGTTGGACTTACAATGAGGTGGCCTATTTCATTGAATCTGGTATTATGGATAAGGAAGGAAACGTATTGGATGTTAAACGTAGGGATGAGATGGCTCGAAAGAAGGCTTACTATACTGAAGTATTAGCTAAGACTCCAATCGAGAAAGCAGAAGGTATAGCTGTAAGCTCTGGTAGTTTAACTACTTCTTCAGGTAAGGTAATACCCGGAAAGATAACCATCAAAGATATTCAAGTACCCGATGATTATTGGGTTAAATTCGATTATATGGAAGTAGCCATAAAGAGATTCAAAGAATATATCAAGAATAAGGAAGCGAGGTAATTATGGGCTATGAAACTGCAAAGATAATAACAGAAGAAGGATTAGAGGGTCTTGGAAGATACTACTCTATATACCGAGGTATAGTTGTTGATAATAATGATACCGAAAAGAAGATGAATAGGGTAAAAGTATGTATACCAGAAGTAATGGGAGGTACCTTTGCTTGGGCTTTACCGAAAGGCCAACATGGTTCAATAAGTAGTGGGTTTAAGTTCTTAGCCCCTAAGGTAGGAGATATAGTATTCATTACTTTTGAATTTGGTGACCCTACTAAACCATTATGGGAATACCATGGTTGGGGTATGAATCAAGTACCTCAACCATTAGACGGTCCAAATAAAATGGGGATAGTTACTCCTGAAGGTAACCTCATTATAATAGACGATGATAATGGGAAACTAAATCTCTACTTTAATGGGGACGTATCGGTTTATTCTGAATCTAACGTAATAGTATCAGCTAATAAAGATATCAATATATCCTCAGGTGATACCATTATATTAAATACTGGAGAAAATCATGGGTTAATCAATATTGCCCAACTAACCGAAAAACTAAATCAAACTATTCAAGAACTAGAACAACTTCGTAGTATGTTCAACTCTCATGTACACTCAGGTGTAACTACTGGGCCAGGTTCTTCTGGCCCAACTTTAATTCAAATAACTAAACCTTTCTCACAATTCGTTGTAGACGATTATGAGGATAAAACCTGCATACACTAATGGAAAAGAATTACTTTACAGACTTAGTTGGTATAGGTGTAACTTATCCTATCCAACTTACAACTAATGAAAATGGGGAAAGAGGTTGGTACCCAGTAAACGGGGATTTTAAACTTATCAGGGATAATATAAGTTCTATATTGTATTATATGATAGGTCAGAGATTTCGACAGGAAAACTTTGGTAGTAAACTATGGCAATGTATTGAGGAACCAAACTCACAAGCCCTAAGTTTTATAATTAAAGAGTTTTTAAAACAAGCCATAGGTGCATGGGAACAGAGAATAACCTTCCAAAATATCACAGTTACTAGAGTTGATGCAAAAATACACATAGAAGTAGCTTATGTAATAAATGGAACAAATTCTAGTCAGTACCTCGATATCACCTATGATAGGTCAGATAATTCATTAAATACACAATAATATGGGAATCACAAATAAATGGCTTAATCCATACCAGAGGTCTTATCAACAGATTAAGGCCAAGCTGGTTGAATCCCTTATGGGACTCAAAGACCCTCAAGGTCAGAAACTCATAACGGATTATTCGGAGGGGAACATCTTAATTATCATCCTCTCATCGTTTGCGGCAATTGCCGAAGTACTTCACTACTATGTAGATAACATGGCAAGGGAAACTTTCCTATCTACGGCAAGAAGGTATGATTCGGTAGTTAAACATGGAGCTCTGGTAGATTATCATGCTCGAGCAGCGATTGCTGCTACAGTAGATGTAATCTTATCCAGAAGTATTACTGGTAATTCCATTGGAGCTAAATTAACCATACCTCAAGGAACTCTATTTACGGATTCCAGTGGTAACTCTTGGTTATCTGCTAGAGATGTAACTTGGTATTCAAATGTAACCACATGTAAAGTACCTATAATTCAACATGAGAAATATACTGCAAGTGCTCTTAATAATATGCTAATACCTACTGGAGACAGGGTAATAGTTCACCTTGGTACATTGCCTAATGGTAAGTACTATGAACAGGGCTCTATGTCTTTACAGATAGGTGGAGAAACTTGGGTATTGGTAGATACCTTTGCAAAATCAAAGCCAACGGATAAACACTTTATGGTTTCAGTAGATGAAGCTCTTAACCCTTACATAATGTTTGGGGATGGAACCTTCGGTAAGAAACCTGCAGCAGGTGCAAAAATAACCAATGTAGTATTCTACTTAACTAATGGTACTCAAGGTAATGTAAAGAGTAATACCATTACTTCTGTACCCTCAATAATCTCTTCTTCAATTACTGATGCTACAGTAAGTAATGCTTATGATGCTGGAGGTGGTTCAAACTATGAGAACTTTATAATGCTTAAGGAACATATACCTTTGAGTGTAAAGACTTTGGGAGTAGCAATTACCAAAGAGGATTTCGAAAGTTTGGCTATGTTGGTTGATGGGGTAAACAAAGCTAAAGCCGATTATGAATGTGGTAGAAAGCTTACAGTATATATCAGTCCTGATGGTGGAACTGTTGCTTCTTCTGAATTAATAAATAGGGTATACAACCTATTATCTCAAAGAGCACCTATGACTACTTGGTTAAAGGTTAAATCTGCAGGCAAGGTTCAGATTATTCTAGAGATGGAAGTTACTGGTAAGAAGTCTTATAAGACTCCAGAGATACAAACTCAAATTCTTACGGCTTTATATAATGCCTATTCTCCGGAGCAAGCTCAAATAGGAGGAAGCGTAAGAGTATCAGATATCTATGCCCTGATAGATAATCTATCAACCGTAGATTACCTTCACCTTACTAAGTTCTATATTAAACCCTGGCCTACTACCGTTTATGGTAATAAGGAATTAAACCTTGGCCAATTTAAATTGAACAAGGCAAAGGGTTCTATGACTTACTACATAACCTTCAATTCCTCAACTACTTTTACAGTACGTTCTGTATCAAATGGGTATATGGCTACTGGTACTGTAGGTAATTCTATACAGGTAATAGATAAGGCTAATGGTTTTGACTTCTCTTTGGATATTCAGAACAATAGCTATCAGTCTGGTTACAGATATTCTATTACGGTATCTGAACCAAACCATGATTATGAAGACCCTGGCTTTAATTTGCCAGTATTCGAGAATGCTTCACAATTAACATTAACAGTTAATGAAATAGTATAATGATAAACCTCAAAAATCTAATCGACTTTTTACCATTCGAATATAAGGACCAAGATACTTATAAGGTAAATGGTAAAGGCATCTTAGAGAGGTTTCTAGAAATTTGTGGAGAGCATTTTGAAGATTATATTACAAAGGATATTGAGAATATATTGGATATTATCGATATAGATAAAACCCCAGATATGTATCTCAATTTCCTTTGGCAATTTCTTGGAGAAATGCCCTTTGCTTATGGGAACACGATAGATGCACAGAAATGGGCAGAGTACTTTAATGGGTTCTACTCGGATAGTAAACTCCAGGAGTTATCAAAGCTTTGGATAATACCCAAAGAGGGACCTTTTACTTTAACTAGTACTCAGGTAAGAAACATCTTGAGATATTCGGTATCTCTTTTCAAAATAAGGGGTACATCAGAATTTTTCGAGATCATGATGAGGTTATATGGGTTAACCTGTGTAATAACAGACCCAGCAAAAGCCGATGGGTATGATGGTTGGATAAAAGGTCATCCCCACTTTGACCAATACTATCAGTACGATAGTAAATATACCTTTGATAACACCTTCGATTGTTCTCAATGTATTTCCGTAAGTTTTAAACTTACTGGTCATGGGTATACTTCTAATTCCGAGGCTTTTAAAAAATTTAGGGAAGCCGTAGAAAGTTTCTTTACTAGATTCATACCTTATCATGTATCCTTCACTATAGATTACGGTTTTGTAGTAAATGATGGGTATTCGATTAAGGCCGAGTTGGTAAACCCAGACCAGCCCAACTTAGTTACTTTAGAAGTATATGAAGTACCAGTATTGGTAACTGTAACCTCAGATTGGATGAATGCAGATTTGAGATATCAAATATCGAGTGATAGAATTAACTGGGGTTATACTAAACATGAAAGTGGTTCGGTATTTAATATTCCAAGGGCTGGTACTTATTACTTTCGAAGCGTTGGGGATAATTCTAAGATAACCCAAATTACCGTAAGGCAGGAAACTTATAACCGTTCATATATTATTTCTTGTGAGCCCATAACTGGTAAAATAACCCCAACTACTTTAAAGGTTAGTACAAGGGTGATAGCTAGAGTATCCTATAAAGGGACAGAGAAACTTTGTAATGTTCGATTAGTGGGTACCGATCAAGTAAAAATATCGGGCTCAACTTGGGAATTTACAAAACCCGGTACTTACTTTTTTGAGATTGTGGAATTTCCTGTAAAACAAACTTCATTTGTAGTAACCCAAGAAGAAGTTACTTATAAGGTAATATGTACACCCTCAGAATTTAGAGTTGGAAATAATCAAACTATGAAGGATGCAGTTACTACTTTAACCATAACTTCAAATTACCCAGAGTCATTTACTGGAGAATTATATTGTAGGTTAATAGGTAATCCTAAGACTTTCAAGAATGGGGATAAATTTATTGCTAACAGTTATGGTACTTATAAATTCAAATGTACTTTAGATAAAAGAGAAACTGATGAAGGTGTGGGTATCTTTGAAGTAGTTTCAGGTAAAACTGCTATATATAGGATCAGTATTAATCCATCTACATCTACTCTATATAACGGTTCTGCAAAAACTACCGTAATAATACAATGTATTTCGGGTAATGGTGATGATTACCGAGTTAAAGTAGTAGAAACTGGGGAAACCTTCAATGCTGAAAACGGGTATGTATATACTACTAATAGAGCAGGTACTTATACTTTCCAATCTGTAGCCTACCCAACTGCAAAGACTACTTGGGTAGTTAAGAGTACCCCAGTTGTATATCAGAACAAACTAAAGATAGTTCCTTCAGATCCTTCAGATTCAAAGTGGAAAGAACCTAACTGGTCATTACCCGAAAGCCAAATTGATGATACTTATGCAGTATATCAGTTATTGGATGAAGTATCAGCTTGTAAATTTAGCCTTGAAGAAATGAAAAACGGGGTCAATGTAAGTGGTACTGCAACTTGTGATGAAACTGGGGAAACCTATAATCTTGAATCCGAGATTGTATTAACTAAAGCAGGTACTTATACTTTTGTGGCAGATGATGGTTCTTCATTAAGGTGTCAAGTAATATTGGAAGATTACCCTACTATTATAGAATTAACCGTTGACCCAAGTTATGCCGAATTAAAGGGTACCATTAAACAAGTATATTGTTTAATTAGGTGTAGTTCTAATAAAGCTGAATTCGATAGTAGAGTTAGACAAGTTGGCAAAGTAACTACTTTTGATGCTGGTGGAGCCGGATATGAATTTACTACGGCTACCGCTGGAGAATACATTTTTGAATCAGTTGCCGATACTTCGGTACGGGCTAAGTTTACGGTAGTAGATGCTGACTTATTAAGCATTAATCCTCAAAAGTTGGAATGGGAATCAAATGACACTTCTGAGAAGACATTTACCATTACCACTTATAGTAATCAAATGTGGAAAATTGAAGAAGTATGATAAAGAGTGCAATAGACAATGTAACAGAGACTACTACTCAATCTCTGTTCAAGACTTCAATGATTGGTTTATTTGGAGAATGTACCCAAATTATTTATGACCTTAGGTGGATGATATTACTTGCCATAATATTGATACTTTCAGATTTATGGTTTGGTATATCTGCAAGTAGAGTACAAGATATAGTCATTCGAAAGTCAAGGGCCGGTAGGAGAACCCTAAATAAGCTGGTTGATTATATTTGTTATATCTTACTTGGGGCTGTAATTGGGAAAGCTATTGGAGAACCCTATGGAGTAGATCCCATAGGAGTATCCATTACTATAATGATATTATGCTATTGCTTCGAAATAGATAGTATCTATGGGCATATATGTGAAATACATGGCATTAAAAAACAATATAGTATCTGGAAGATAATCTTTAAGCTGTTAACTCTCAAATTTAATGAACTCGGAAAAGCTTTCAGGGATATGGCAGAACAAAAGAATAACTTTAAAAATACAAAGAACAATGAAGACGTACTTTAAGTATGAAGGTATAATCAAATCTAAGGAAGCAGCCGAAGCAATTGCTGCCCCTTCTGGTTTGGGGCCATTCTGTGGATTTGGCTCAGCCACCATAAATGGTAATAAATTGGTTGTTTCTCCTCAGGGAGTTTCTGGTAGTAAATTTGCTAATGTAATTAAGGATAGGATTACAGCAAGGTATATGGCAAAGGCTTCGGAAGATGGAGAATTGCCAGACGTGAACTTTGGATGTATTTCAAGAGATGGGTATGTATTTATATCCGATGAACAAACGATTACTATTGAGAACATCCAAGGTACCCAAGGTTCAACAGAAGAAGTATTACTCTTTGCAGTACATACTACTATTTCTGAACCAGTAGATAATCCAGTAGACTTTGTAGCTTATTGGAATGAATCCTCCGAAAGCTTCTACACCTTGTTTAAAAAGTCTCTGGATATTTATTATCCGATTGCCGAAGAGAATCGTACACCGGATATCATTAATAATGATGTATATTCTAATTACGATATGACCTATAGCAATCTTCTAGAGATGGTAGAGAGTGCTTGCCCTTATTACTCTAATAATAAAACTTCCGTTGTTCTTATCGGAGTATATGGTAAGGGTACTGATGCAATGACTAAACGAAATGAGAACTTTGCTATCGTACCCTATCAGGGTAAGTTCCAAGAAATCCCTTATACTACTGCTGCCCAGAGTATGATGAAGGAATCAGTGAAAAGATTAGAACAAGTAAATTCAGGATTCCCGGTAATAGATGAATCGGGTACTAAGTTAAATATCAAGCAATACATCGATAGTCAGATTGAGGCTATCAGAAAAGAATTCGCTGAATCTCTGAGTACTGCTAACTTACCCATCGGTTCTATCATTCTTTGGGAAACCGATGTAATACCGGAGGGCTGGACAGAATATACTAAGGCCGTTGGTAGAATAGTTATTGGTTACCAAGCTGGAGGAGTTCAGATTGGAGATGAAGTAATGCTACAGAATGTCGGAGATTACTATACACCCACTAAGGGTAACTTCTTAATCTCAATTAAAGGTGATGACCTTCCTAAGCATAGGCATGCTCTTGGTGTATCTAAAGGTAAACAAGATAATGCCAATAACTGGGAGAATGTTAGACCCCAATCTTTCTTTAATAGAGAAACGGGTTTAAATGGAGACTTCGGTAGAGGGACTCCCACCAAGGATATTCAAGATGGTGCTATTGTAGTAAGTTGGAATTTAATAGGGGAATCTTTCCTACAAGAGACTTCGGTAGATACCTTGACTATCGAAAAGTTACCACCGACTATTACATTACGATATATCCAAAAAATATCATCATAAAGTTGTTATTAGTTATTTAGTAGTATTTAAAACTCATGTGTATTATTTGTATTGTTTAAGAGTAAACATTTGTTTACAATCTGTGTTTTGCGTAGTAAAAATCAATTAGGGAGGGGGCGTTGGGAAACGCCCCTTTTCTTTTGTGTTAATACTTAAGTTCTTCTTTAGCTCGGTCTTCCCAATATTGTATATCTTGTCTAAGTTCCGAGATATATCTCATAGATTCATTAGTCTTAGGCATTTCGAAAAATTCGATAATCATTATATTAGTTATTCGAGTACTATTTTCAAGCCTTTCCTTGATAAAAGGGGGAGGAGTAATTAATACCTCAAACAAAAGATAGGCATCTGGAGAAAGCTTATCCTTCATATAAGTATACATCATATCAAGCATTTCTGATTTAGCTTTCTCTTCTTCGGTATCATCCTCTAATTCTTTATCATTATCGAATAAGTCATCGAGTTTAAAGAGGCTTTGATTATACTCTGCCTGTTCTCCGTATGCAGAACGAAGCAATTTATTTTTGAATGTACTAAGTGATGCAAGGATTCTTGCTTTAAGATGTTCTTCAGTACATTCACCATAGTATTTGTTGAAAACAAATAACATCTTATCCCAGAAATAAGATTGGATAATATCCGGTGTAAGATTAAACCGTTTATAATCAATCTGTCTGGTAAGGTTTCTAATTACTGGCTTACAAACTTTATAAAGTCTGTTGAAAGTAGCTTCATCATATTCTTGCATAGGTTTTAATCGATGAAGCTCTGAACCGTTATTTCCTTTACTTTTTCCCATGTTTTTAAATATTCGTTATGCAAATATAAGTATTTTTTCTTATATAAAATAATAATATTAAATATTCGGGAGCTTAAGGTAGTGGATTAGTAGTTTCTAGATAGATGTCAACATACTTAGAACTATCTCGGTACTATCAAAATCTATTAGTTTATATAATATTGCAATATAGATATGAAGAAATTTAAAGACAACATCAAGTTCAGTTTTTCTCCTGAGTTTCAGTTCGAGATACTCAGGTTTGTTTTAAAAGATAAGGAAGGAGGATTAGTACTCAAAAGGATTAAATCCAATTACCTGGTTCTCATAGAACACTCCCTTATCTTCGAGGGTATATCAAAATATTTTAAGAAGCAAGGCAGAATGCCCTCCGAGAATATCTTAAAGGAAGTATTAAAAGAGTTACTAGAATCTAAAACCTATGTGGATTTGGTAACTAAAGATGATATACCCAATATCAATAAACTAATAAGTAATCTCTATCATATACCCCTATCGGATTCTGATTATATAAAAGAAAAGATATATCAGTTCTCTACTTATGTTGAGATGAAGAACTTAAATGATTCCTTCGATTTGGATAACTTCGAACAATACGAAGAGTATTCGAGGAAGATTGAAAAGGTACTTCAGAAAAGTAAACCTAAGAAAGAAGATGAACCTTTATATATGATTCGGGATATTACCGAGAGACAGTTTAGAAGACAATCAGAACCTTCAGTTATACCTTGCCCATTTAGGCAGTTGAATGAACTAACTAATGCAGGAGGTTATCCAGAGCATTCAGTTAATGTAATACTTGATAAACCCAAGGCAAAGAAAACCTTCTTTATGGTAAACCTTGCAAGAGGTTATCTCAGAATGAAGAAGTCAGTATTATATATTGATACGGAAAATGGTCAAGAACAAATCATGGACCGTTTCATTCAATCCAGTATCAATAAAACTAAGAAGGAATTATACTCTGGTGAGTATGATAAACTTGAGGCAAAGCATTTAAGGAAACTTGCAAGGTTTGGAGTTGAATTAGTAGTTGAGCGTGTACCAGCGATGATTACTAATACCACTTATATAAGGGAAAAGATAATTCAACTTCGTAATCAAGGAATCGATATTAAAGTTCTTATGGTTGACTACGCTGGTAAGCTTGCATCAATAGCGGGTGATAGAGAAGATTTCGAAAGGATATCTAATGTATATGTAGACCTTCAGAATCTGGCAGAGGAATTACATTTAGACATTATATGGACTGCTCATCACATTACTCGTGAAGGTAAAAAGCATAGGCTTACTCGGTATGATGAGAATGATATCTCTGGTTCAATTGCCATTGTTCGTAATGCCCAGGTTATCATGGGTCTTAACTCTACTGAGCAAGAAGAGAAAGATAATATTCTTCGAGCTGAGATAGTAGTACAAAGGGATGGTCTTCCTTCCGGTAGAGCATTATTCAAATGCGATGTCGAAAGGCAAAGATGTACGGAATTTACAAGGGAACAACGTAAACAATATGATGAAGTATATGGTAGTAAGTTGGATGAACAATTTAAAAAGAATACTAACCCGGATGCGGATTCTAAGAAAAGGGAAAGAACTACTGGAGACATTTAGATGTAAGTTGGGTTATCATGAATGGGTAGCAGTTCATTGGACTGAGTTTAAAACAGAGACCTCGTAGGGCAATTTTTTCTAAGAAAGGTGGGAGAAGGAAAGCCCAGTATTATGAGAAACGTCATGTAGAGTATTACTGTAATATATGCGGGAAGAAAAGATATGAAAATAACAAACCAGTTTAAATCTAGACTAAGAACTTACTTCGTTAAACGATTAGGAGGTTATGATTATAGGCATGGCTGGATGCGTATACCAACTTGCCCCTATTGTGGGAGAGAACATAAGTTGGGAGTTAACCTTTCTATGTATAGAACCAATTGTTTTAGATGTAATGCCCATCCTTCTCCTGCTCAACTAATAATGGATATAGAAGGATTTACTGAGTACCATGAACTAATTAATTTTTTGAACAATGGCCAATTTGATGAACTACAGTTTAAGGAAGAGAAAATCGAACTTGCCGAAAGTAAGCCCGTATATCTCCCTGAGGGATTTAGAAATATTTCGCTTGGAGACAGCCAACTTGCAAAAAGCATTCGAGGGTATGTCAAGAAACGCGGATTTAGCCTCGAGAAGTTTTCAAGATACGGTATCGGCTATGGAACAAGCGGCTCAACATATGGGTACCTTATCATCCCGTTTTATTATCGAGGACAACTTAGGTATTACAATGCTCGAAATGTTATCGGCAAAGGGCCCAGATATAATAACCCAGACAAAGACATCACCGGTTTGGGAAAACAATTTATCATCTTTAATCATGATGCGTTGGAGATGTATCGGTCGGTATTCATTTGCGAAGGGGCACTTAATGCTCTCACAATTGGGGATAGAGCAATTGCCACAATGGGTAAAGCTATTAGTCAGTACCAAGTCAATGAGTTACTTAAATCCCAATGCGAAAGATTTATTATATTGTTGGACCCAGACGCAAAAGAATATGCCATCAACTTGGCTCTCAAGCTTGTTGCATATAAAAAAGTCAAGGTGGTGTTTTTACCAGACGGAAAAGACGTAAATGATTTAGGGAGAAGTCAGACACTTAAGTTAGTATATGCTACCAGGTACCAAAGTTATCAAGAATTGATATCAATCAGAAACTCATTGAAATAGGGAGTTTCTATTATATTATAAAATAATATATTTATGCGTGAACCATCTATCCATATAACTAAGTCTCAATTTGAGGAAATATTAAATACCTTAGAGGTAGATAATTTCCCAGTTGAGGCTTTTTTTGTTATTGCTCGAAAGGAGGCAATAAATCATAGAGCAGTCTTAGTTTCTAACAATAAGAATACTAAGAAAGTTTCTAACATTTTACTAGCATCCAAGGGAGATGCTGCCCTTGTTGCTGATATTTTATACGCAACTCGTATAAAGTTAAAGCATAGGGGAGTTCGTAAAATAAATGAGAGTAATTCCCGAGAATGGGCAAATTGTAAAAAGCTTGCAGAAGTATGTAATACCTTTTGTGAAGATTTTAAATTTGATACCCGGGAAGGTTTTATTAAATACATTGAGACTGGGTTAAAGAGAATGACTGATTATCGTAATGTTATGCAAAGGTTATTATCCATGCAGGAGAACATTACTAATCAGGTAGAGGCCGAATTAGAACTCAAGGGGGATAAGGACCCAGGCTTTACCAAAGACATCCATGATGAATTCATAAAAAGAGTTGCTAGTGTTACTGGTATTTATGAATCTTATGAACATCAGCCAGAGAAATATGTTCACTTTCTTAGGATTCATAATCTAATGGATGAAAAGGATTGGAATGTATTTCAATTTTTGGATGCCCAGTTCGAAGCTCTTGCTTGGTGTAATGGATTACCAGAACCAAGTCAGATGTATAATGATAAGGCTATCGAAAGATATAATAAATACTTATATAAAAATAAAGATAAACGAACCTTAGACGAGCCTCAAGTAGAGGGGAGTCTTTGGGATAAAATAAGAAAATGATATGAAAGGTTTACAATTTTTCGGAAACAGAGTAGAGGATGCAGCTAATGCTTTTATAGATGTCCTCAAGTATTCAGACCAATCGGTAACTTATCCAGATTTTAAGGATATCGACCCTTGGCCTGATGAGATAATTAATATGTTCTATGTGATTTGGAAGAATGCCAAGTTCTCAGAACTAAGTGCAATTATTATGTATACCCAACAGTCTTCTAGATTCGAGGAGGTATCAGAATTGATGTTGGGTATTGGTTTGGTAGAGATGAGACACCTTGATAAGATATCGGACTTTTTACAAAAGGCAGATCCCTATGAGGATTACTCTACCATGAATATTAATCCTACGATTGAGATTGGTTCTACTTGGGAACAAGCTTTAAAGATTGCTTTGAATTCCGAGATAGAAACTATTGGTCACTACAAGAAAATCCAAAGAGCAATTGCTCAATACGAGGAACGTCCAGATTACGATGATGTGAATTATTTCCTTGAGAAATTGATTGCCGATGAGGAACATCATATCAAACTTCTTAAGGAAGCAATGGGCATGGATAAAGCCACTAAGGGTGTAACGGTAATTATCAAATGAGTAAGATAATTATTCAGAATGGGAATATGTGCGAACTTGACTTACCTCTTAAGTTTGCACAGAAACTTTATAATGAGTTTGCCATTCGACATCCGAATGCTTTCTACTTACGTACAAGGCAAAGAGGTATGCAGAATTGGGACGGTAAGATTCATTACATCACCAAGACTGGGCAATTTAAAATAGGTTTACTTCCCAAAGTATACGATATGTGTATTGAGATGGGGATTAAACCTAAAGTTGTAGATATGAGACAACCTTTACCTAAAGTCAGTAAAGTAGTTACGAATATAGGCAAATATAAATTAAGACCAGAGCAAGAGAAAGCTGTTAAGGCAGTTATCAATAATAAGATAGGGAATACACCTTTTCATATTGGCGTATTAGATTACACTGTTAATGCAGGTAAAACACTTATCATGTCGTCTTTATATTTATCCTATAAGAAGCAGTTAAAGACTTTGCTAATAACTAATGATTCGGATTGGTTAAATCAAGCTAGAGAAGAATTTAAGCAATATCTTCCCGGAGAAGATATCACTTTTGTTCAAGGCAAGGTTTTAAACTGGAGTAACTTTACTATAGGTATGGTTCAATCTATTTCGAGAAATATGAGATTCTATCAAAAGGAATTATCTCAAATAGATATGGTACTTATAGATGAGGCTGACCAAGGAGGTAGTAAGCAATATCAGAATGTAATCACTCGGTTATTTAATACCAGAATTCGTATAGGATTATCTGGTACGATTTATATGAGTAAGCTTGCTAAGGATAGGGTTAAGAATATGAACTTAGAATGTTTCTTTGGTAAAGTACTTGCTGAGTTCAAACTCAAGGATTCTATCAAAAAGGGTTACTCAACAAAAACCGTTGTAAAGATGGTACCTGGTAAACCCTGGTATGGTAATTGGGAATCTGATTGTATTTCCTATAAGGAAATATACGATGATTCAATCACCAATTGTTATACAGCTTGGTTAATGGCTTATAATAGATTACTATGGAACCTTAATCAAGGCAGATACCCTGCTCTCGTAGTATGCAAGCATATTGCACATTGTGAAAATCTATATAAGTTCTTTAAAAAGAAACTGGGCGATGCCTATAATATTGCCTATGTGCATGTTAATACTCCTTCTAAGTTAAGACAACAAATAATGAAGGATTTTAGAGAAGGTAAAATAGATATCCTGGTATCAACTACAATCATTGCTCGAGGTAAAAACTTTCCTAAGCTTAAGTACTTACTCAATACCGCAAGTATGGATTCACAAGAAAAATCCATTCAATTCCTTGGTCGTTTGGTAAGAACCGATGAATCTAAAAATAAGGTATACCTTGATGACCTTCATTATCCTGGGAATTATTTAGATAGGCACGGTAAACATCGGAAGCAATATTATCAGAGACAAGAATTGAAAGTAATACTGTTAGATAAGCTATGGAAGAAACATCCTAACCATAGCCTTATTAAGAGTTAACTAGAAGTACTATGAGTATTTACTTTTTCTCCGTAGGAGGAAAAGAAGATTACAATCAATAAGCATATAGGCATTATGAATAATGATAAACTAATATGTATTAGAGATGAAGATGATACTAAACTAACTACTCTCTTATCAGAAGGTTGGAGGATAATCCAAATCTCTGCATCGGGTATTTATTGCTGGGTACTCTTAAGGAAACCCAATAACACTAAAAAGAAAATTAAAGGCTTTCAGTGATGGAGAAATATATTTTAATTACAGCGGTTGTTATTATGATAATAATACTCGCTTTAGACTTCATATTTTCTAAGGATGGTTATCAATGTCATTCATGTAAGAAACGTTTTCATAAAGAGGATTTGGAAATCAAAGGATGGCATTTCAAAGAATGGGTCTGTCCTAATTGTAAACACCTTAATTATACTTATGATGAGGAAGATTAAAGAATGGTTTAAGTCTCTTGTTGTGGGGGAGGTACATAATCCTAAACATGTATTCAACTGTAGAGATTTGATATGGATATCAAGCTTGGAAACTTCTCAAAATACTCCCGAATGCTTTACTCATTATTTCTATCTGTACTGGAGTAATGATATGGTAGTCAAAGTATGTCAAGAGAGTCATGATAGAAATTCATACCAAGAATTATATAAACTCAGGGAACTATTTATAAATAACATGGGTTATTCCTATGTTCCGATAGAAGATAACAGTGAGATATACATTTATTATAAACGTAAAAAGGGTATATAATGGCTAAGAAAAAGAAACAACTTCCTGACTTATCGAAGCAAGATATTCTTACTCCCATAGATTTAAGTACTCTGGGGACTAATGGAGACCCTTGCTTTGGTATTGGGTATGATTTATCAACTAAGGAATGTAAGCTATGCGGAGACTCAGAATTATGTGCATTTAAGATGTCACAGAACTTGAACATTACAAGAAAAGAACTTGAACAGAAGAATCAATACAAGGATTTGGATGTACTTGAAGATACCGTTGGTATCAAGAAATACATCCGATGCTTGATTCGGAAAGGCAAAGAGAAAAAAGAAATTATCTCAAAGACAGTTGAGAAATTTGAAGTACCAAGAAAACGTATTAGAGAACTTTATAAAGAGTGTACTAAATAATGAAACCAATAGAGATGATATGGGCTATGTTCAAGGTATACCTTAACAACCCAAACTATTTTGTAAAGCAAGAAGATGTACTTGCTAATTTATGTATGGAGGGTTCTACCGATGTAATCAGGATGTGTAATTCATTGGGAGTACATGTTTCTAGACCCGAGAAATTAACCTTTGGACAACTTTTACGTAAATGTAATATATTATGAACAGATTTAGATTTATCAAAGTAAGGGAGGTAGTATCTCCCAACAGAGCAAACCCAAATGATGCTGGGTTAGATTTCTATGTACCAACTAATTTATACCCTGAGGATATTCATTCTAAAAATGAATTCGACTCCGAAGGTTATGATTTAGATGTTCCTTTTGGTGAATCCTTTGTAAGGCATATAGCTTTAAAACCAGGTCATCGTATACTTATCCCATCGGGTATCAAAGGTTTGCTAGAACCTCCTGCATCTATGTTAATGGCAGCAAACAAATCTGGTATAGCTACTAAGAAAGGGTTAATCTTTACTGCCGAGATAGTGGATTCCCCTTATGTTGGAGAGATACATATTGGGATATATAACACTTCTCAAGAAATTCGGGTTATCGAGGCTGGTCAAAAGCTGGTACAATTTATTCATGTACCCATTTATATTACCGAGCCAGAGGAGATTCAGCAAGAGGAGTTTTATACTGAATCACAAATGTGGGGAAGCAGAGGAGATAAAGGATTTGGTTCATCTCAAAACATAAAATAGTGGACATAAGGAATATAAATGAACAAGTGCCTCAGGTAGAAGAAACTGAGGCACGGATACTACAAGAAATGTATGATCTTGGGATAGAACAATTCTCTGGATATAAATCTATAGAGAAGTTACCAGATTATCCTTTAGATATAAATAACCCAAAGAACCAAGTTATCCTAAAGGATTTTATTGGTAGGGTTATTGAGGAATTAACCGAAGGATTCGAATCTACCGATGAAGTAGTATCTATATATCGTGATTATGGATGGAATAATGATTGCTTAACCTCAGAAGAATACACTCAGGTATTAAATCATCTAGCAAATGCAAATGAGGAACAAGCAGATGCCTTGGGATTCTTCTTTACTTTGCTTTTGTATTCTAATATATTGCCAGAAGATATTCTGAAATACCAAGATGCAAAGAGTTTATTTGAGGTAATGGCAATCGGAGTCAAAGACCTACTCATCAAGTACCCAGATCATCGAAGTGTAAGGAAATATCCTATATTAAGTTCAACCGATTGGGCAAGAGAGGATAGAGCAGAGTATGATAAGATAGTTTCTTATACCCCAGGTTTTCATGAAATGAGCGAGATATCTCATGAAAACGAGAAGCTATATTTATGGGAAGTAATATATGAACTCAATAAAGCAAGGAACTTCCTTAAATGTAGACCCTGGAAACAAACTCAAGTAATGACCAAAGAAATAGATTTTCAGGAATCATTAGTAAAAGCTTTCTATCTCTATATGGGATTCTTAGCCATGAATGGGTTTACTCCTTGCGGATTATTTAGTTTATTCTTTAAAAAACAACGTCTCAATTTATGGAGACAAAATACTAATTATTAGTAACCAATTAAAAATCAGCCAATTATATGTCGGGTTGGAATAAGAAATTAGAGGGGCTTCAACTTAATACGGAGGAGTCCCTCCATTCGTTAGAATTTGCTACTTCACAGGAAGCATGGGAAAAACTCAATGAGGGATTCCTAAGATTAGACCCAATCCTATTTGGGAAAGGAGCTATGGCTAATAGTGGGGTAGCAGTAGTGTATAATGTATTTATAAAAATACGAAAAGCATGGGTAGACCCAGAATTTGATTATGGGCGGTGTTTCAATTATAAAGAAACTAAGTGGACTAGCTTATTGAATAACTACATAGATTTTAATAAGCTTGACTTGTTGCGTAGTAAACTGAGAGTACTGAGAAATAAGTACAATCAGAATTACAATATAACTTATATGTTCAATAATCATCATGATAATGGTAAACAATGTCTAATAGCTGCGACTTTTTCAAAACGATTCGGGGAAGACATCCCAGTTATTACAATGGTAGTTCGGGCTTCGGAGATTACCAAGAGGTTAATATTCGATTTCCTATTAATTCAACGAATGTCAGAGTACGTATATGGGCCGGACCAGTCAGTACAAATCAACCTATTTGCGACTCAAATGTACGGAAATGTGGAGACACTTCTAATGTATCATACCCATAAACCTTTGAAGAAGGTACTTAAAGGAGCAGAGGAGAATTCATGGAATAAGAGGATAAAAGAGATATGGAAAAAATTCCAAAAGGGCACAGAGAAGGAATTCTCTTCATTCAAGGTATTCTTTAGAAGTTTTAAAGTGCTTCGACCAGATTTATATGAGGAAACATATAAATCAATGAAAGCAAAAGAATTACTTCTTGAATACGAGGATATAGAATATCCTGAGAATGTAATCTCTTACTCTCAACGTAAAGCCTATAAAAAGAAACTTTTAAAACAAAAGAACAATGGAAGCTAAGGAATTTTTAAATCAGAAGCGGATAGGATTAGTAAACAAATTTTATTACCAAGTTTTAGAGATTAAAAAGAACGGTGCAGAACCAGATATACCCTTGTTAATGAAAGAGGTAGAGGATTTTGATAATTTTGTCGCTACTGGCATATGACCTGGGTTAATTCTACAATGTCATACAGTTAAATATTTATATAATATGAGGATATATTCTAACAGTTTTGAGTTAATGTCCGAAATGGGCAGAGAACTCAACAGTTATGGTCAAACTGTAAAACCAAAGACCTATCAAAATAAAGTGATTGAAGGTAATGAGGATTTTATTACAAAAGAACTCATTTGCCAACAATATTGTTTAACTTCACTTGGAGACCCAGTATGGTTATTCATATTCTCTCATTCAAAGGAATGGGCAGATGCCGAGTTTAAAGAAAGAATTGGTTGGTATGATTTAAATCCAGGTAAAGCTTGGGAATTGAGAAAAGATTTATGGGAACAGTTTTTGGTGAATGGTAAGTTTGATTACACCTACCCAGAGCGTATTTGGAACTCGTTAGACATTTATGGTAGTACTTCTTTTAACTGTGATTCAGCAATGCAATCAGTTATTGAACTTCTTAAGAGGGATAATGATACTCGTAAAGCAGTACTCCCTATATTCCATGGTACAGATTTAAGATTCCTTGATGGAAGTAAACGTATACCTTGCTCAATGTATTATGATTTCCTTATCCGTCAGAATGGTAAAGGAGAGAAGGTATTACATATTTGCTATCATCAAAGAAGTTCGGACTTTGTACAACATTTCGGTAATGATGTATATCTTGCATGGAGACTCATGCAATATGTAGCTAAAGAGGTAGGAGTAAAACCAGGTTATCTATATCATACTATCGATTCTCTTCATGCTTATAAGAAAGATTGTACATCATTAGCATCTAATCTGGAAGACTTACAAGAGAAATACTAATAATGAGGGATGTATCTACTACTGGTGGGTATGTCCCTTTTTCTATTTTAAAATATGGAGACACGGTATACAATAATAAAAAACAAGAGAGAGCTTAAGAAACTTATTGCTTGTTGTAAAGCTACAGGTTATGCTTGCTGTGACTACGAAACAAATGCAGAACCAATATATAATAAGGGTTTTAAGCCAACTATAC